GTGACGGCGACAGATGAACTGCGTGGATTCGCAGTCGCTCTGTTTGGCAAGAACTCACGAATGGCGACGGCGGCGGGGAATTTGCTCGAGGTGGCCGAGCGCGAAGCGAAGGCGTATCTCGAGTCGACGTGGAACACGACCGAGGCCGAGGAGTATTACCAGGCGCACCGTCCCGTGATCGCCCGGTTGGCCGCGGCACACAGACACACAGCACGCAGGAGAGCACATTGAAAATCGATCTGGAACTGAGCGAGAAGGACATGCCGGTGAGCAATCGGCTGGCCGCGCGAATAGTGAAGGGGTTGGACACCAGGCCCAACAGCGAGTACCGGGAGGCGGCGGCGGCAATGGATATTGGCGATGCGATCCCGGATTTGGACGACAAGGCGGCGGGGTTGTTGTATCGGGCGATTGAGGAGGTCCACGGCGAGCGTACGGCGACGATGCGGCAGACGGGCGGCAGTTGCACAGTGTGGCGCGTTGTTCAGCGTCCGCAGCGCAAGCGGAATCGGCAATCGAGGGTGACGAATGCCTGACACGATTCAGCAGGGGATCCTAAACGTCAGCACCGACGAGTATTTTGCCATTCCTGCACTGAGCAACAGCGGGATGAAGGATCTGGCTGTGTCGCCGCTGCGGTTCTGGCACCGCCACATCAACCCCGATCGGGAGCCAGAGGAGGAGACGGCCGCCCAGCGGATCGGGTCGGCGCTGCACTGCGCCGTCTTGGAGGGCGCGGACGCCTTTGAGGCGCGGTACGTCCGCGCCTTCGACCGCAGCACTATTGAGGGGGCGCTGGACACGGTGTCCGACCTGCGCGGCTGGCTGGAGAGCAACGGCGTCAAACCCGTAGGCACCCGCAAGCAGGATCTGATCGACCAGGTCAAGGCAATGCGAGTGCTGGCCGGAGTCGACGTTCGCATAGTTGACGAGGAGCGAGAAGTGTACGACATGCTGGCCGAGGGCCGAGAGGTGCTGACGAACGCGGAATGGACCCAGGTTGAGGGAATGGCAGACTCGTTGCGACAGGAGCCAGTGCTGATGGGCTATTTGTCCCAGGGACGCCCTGAGGTGCCAATGGTTGCCACCGACCCAGCCACGGGCGTGTTGTTGAAGGCAAAGTTGGATTGGATGGCGCCGACCATCACGCTCGACCTGAAGAGTTTTACAGCGCAGCGCGGGTCCAACATCGACCGGGCCGTTCACGACGCGATCTGGTACGAGGGCTACTATCGGCAAGCGTACCTGTACGAGCACATCCGGCGGATTGTCACTGGAGAAAAGTCGCAGTTTGTCTTCGCCTTCGTCGAGTCGACGCCGCCGTACGAGGTGCGGATCAAGTCTTTGCAGTCCCGGGGTGACCACCAAGCGAACCTGTACTGGGAGCGGGCGCGCATAGAGGTGACGGCCCTGATCCTGTCGTACGCTCACAACCTAGACCGCTACGGCGACAATCCATGGCGGTCATCGCAGACGGCCGAGACGCTGCTGGATGAGGACATCCGCCAGTTGGCGTATTAAGGGGGAGAAATGGCCTTTGAAATCAAGAAAGCAGTTAGACAAAAGGTGAACCTGATAATGTCGATTGCTGGCGTCAGCGGCGCCGGAAAGACCTATTCGGCTATGCTGCTGGCGGCCGGCCTGGCCGGGCCTAACGGGAAGGTCGGCATGATCGACACTGAGAATGGCCGGGGGGTAATGTACGCCGACTCGCCCGGCATCGTCGCCGCCCTTCCGCAGGGGTACGACATTCTGGAGTTGACGCCGCCGTTCAGCCCGCAGCGGTACATCGAAGCCATCGATGCCTTCGAGCGGGCCGGCTACAGCGTGGTCGTCATCGACAGCGGTAGCCACGAATGGGAGGGCGCCGGCGGATGCACCGACATGGCGGAGGCCGACCGCGGGCGGTGGAACAAAGCCAAGCTAGCCAACAAACGGTACGTCAACCGGCTGCTCAACAGCAACATGCATATCGTTGTGTGTCTCCGCGCCCGCGAGAAGTCGAAGATTATCGACAAGAAGGATTCCCCAGACGGCCGCGAACATATCATCTCGCTTGGCGTGCAGCCGATCGCAGAGAAGAACTTTGTGTTTGAGATGATGGCGTCGTGGATGGTGGAGGAGGGCACGCATCTGGCGGTGCCGCTGAAACTGCCCGAGCAGTTCCAGGCGATGTTTGCGCAGCCGCGAATGATCACCAAAGCAGACGGTGAACGCATTCGTTTGTGGAACGAGGGTGGAAGCGAAATTGACTCGCAGGAGAAGTTGCGGCGCCAGGCCCGAGCGGCAGCTGATGAGGGCATGGAGTCGTACAAGGCGTTTTTTGAGACGCTGACGAAGGACCAGGCGCGGGCATTGGCAGGCGGGCCGCATGAGGAGAACAAGCGCATCGCGGCAGCTGTAGACGCGGCAGTGGTATCCGATGAGCAGGTGGCATCGTGATCCGGTTTAGTAGTGGCAGGAGGCAACCGGCGCGCGGGCGACGCGTGGTCGGTGAAATGAACAAGACGGAGGCGCGGTTTGAGCGCGAGGTGCTGCGGCCGATGCTGGAGGCTGGTGCCGTTGTGTGGTACGCGTACGAGGCTGTGACTTTCAAGATCGGCCCCGACTGCCGGTACACGCCAGACTTCATGGGTCAACGCGCGGACGGCATTTTGGTGGCGTACGAGGTGAAGGCTGGAATGCGAAATGGTAAGCCGTTGGTCGCAGATGACGCCGCGGTCAAGATTCGCGTGGCTGCGCAGCAGTTTCCAGTGTTGTTTGAAATGCGATGGCCATCAAGCGGCGGTGGGTGGAACACGAAGACGTTTCAAGAGGAGGCGTAATGGAGTGGTTACTCGCGATGTTATTGATTTATGGGGTGGTGTGGTTAATGTACCGACCAAGCCGAATCAAGTTTTGGCATTATATCGCCGCCTGGGCCGCCGCGAACCGCGACGCCGCTTTGGTTCGCGATGCCCGGCGGCGTGAGTACCTGGCGGCGGCGGTGGAGGAGGTGCGGAATGCTTAAGCAGCACGATCGACCGATGCCCGGCGACGTAGTGCAGATTGACCCGGCGCATGACGAGCAATTTGGCGGGTGCTTCCTGCAAGTCACCGAGCGCAAGGACTGGGGCGTGCAGGGGTTCGTCAAAATTCCGGCTGGCGGAATGGCGTTCTACCGCGTGGCATACGAGCATATTCAATACGTTGGCACCGCAACGTGGGTTGACGAGGCGACGGGTAAGGGTGAGCGCGGCAAGGCGGTGGAGGAGGTGCGGAATGTTGGTTGAGTTCATCAATCGAGACAGGTGCCAAGTGTGGCTGAATCCGGCGCACGTCATCCGCGTGTCTGGCTCTGAACTTGGAGCCAACATGGCGCTGATCGACACCATCGAAGGGCAGGAGTGGGTTTCTGGCACGCCCGCCGAGGTCGCCGCGAAGCTGAACGGCGCGGAGGTGGCGAAGTGATTGAACCCACCTACCGCATCGCCCAGCGCCTGCACGAGCGCCGCGCGGCCATGGGGCTGGAGGCCTATGGGCGGCACCTGGACGCCGACTCGCATGGCTGCATGTTGGTCCACGCGCTCGAAGAGGCGGCGGATCTGACGGATTATCTGCTTGCGGAGGTGCAGCGACGCAAGATCGTGCTGGAAACACTTAACGAGCTGAGCAAGGAAATGCATGCGGAACTAGCTATCGGCTGTGCGTACAAGCTAGAGAAATTGTATGACCTCCTCGGTGGTAAATCCGCCATCGAGCAGTACGACGAGATCCTGGGAGTTGTTGCGGAAAATGCAACGGTTGATCCCCGCGACGAGGCGCTGCGGGTGGCGATGGAGGGGGAGGTGCCAAATGAGCGCGGCTGAACTGCGGGCGCTGGGGGATCGGCTGACGAAGATTGTTCCGGCTGACTTGGCCGCTGCCGCCGAGATCCTCGAACTGCTCGCGTGGGCTGAGGAAAACAAGGTCGAGGCGGTTCGGCGTCGAAATGGGTACTCCGTGCATGTCGGGCTAGCCGTCTACGCCGACCGCACCCTCATCGACACTCTGCGGCGGGCGCTGGAGGCGGCGCGATGAGCGACGACGGCATCCAGTACGAGGTGATCGACAAAGCCGAGATACCACCGCCGCAGAAATGCGCAACGGGCAATTTCGGGCAGTGGTTGGCAATCGGCCGGCTGCTCAAACTGCTGGAACCGACGCAGGCCGTTCGGGTGGATGTTGGCGACATGGCCAACGCTTCGGTGCTGTCTGCGCTTTACTCGGCGGCGAGGGGCGCTGGTATCAAAGTGTCTTTGCAGCGAAACGGCGGTTCAGTGTACGTTGTGCGGCGCGGCGTGCAGCCGGTCGACCGGAAGCCGATCCAAAAGTTCGCATGCCGATACTGCCGGCAGGAGTTCAAGAAAAACCACCGCATGCAGGAAGTGTGTCGTAGCGCGGAGTGCCAGTCGAAGAGGAAGCGCGCCAACAACACCGCGCGCAACGTTCGTGTGCAAGCAGCAAAAAGAGGCGGAAACGGATGAACGAGCAATTGAACCTGTTGGCCTGGGTATCGGGGGATGGGGGGGGGTGGCGTGAACACGACGAAGCGCAATAATCTTGCTGAGGCCCTACTTGGGCTTCGGGAGGATGAAATGCGGAGAAAAGGCACGCAGCGCGGAAGCATTCAAAGGCGTGGCGACATGTGGCACATTTTTTTTCGGGAATACAGAGTGGATGAAGATGGCAACGCTAAATGGGCTTCAACGTCTCGCCCCATAGGGCCGGCTGTCGGACCTGAAAAGATCAGCAAGGCCGAGGCGAAAGAGCGCGGGTTTACGGAGCACGTCTCGAAGGCCAATGGGCTGACAAAAACGCCTGGGGCATCCATGACCTTGCAGCAGTTTTTTGAAGCACGCTACACGCCAGAGGTCATGCAGCGGCTACGGCGCAACACGTTGTATACGAATAACTCGCTTATACGCAAGCACATCCTGCCATCGTTTGGCCATCTTCAATTGCGCGACATCAGTCGCGCCATGGTGCAGTCGGTTGTCAGCGGAAAGCAACGGGCCGGGTTAAGTGGTTCGACGGTGTTGCACATCCGGCTCCTGCTCAATTCGATTCTGGAGCACGCGCGGCGCCTGAATTTTATTTCTGGGGAGCTTCCCACGTCTGATTTGATCCTGCCGGAAAAGGAACACGCGAAGCGGGCGCCACTGACGTGGCAGCAGGTGGCAGATTTGAAAAGCCATTTGAAGGAGCAGCGGCTGCGGCTACTGATCGACGTGCTGGCGACCCTCGGCCTTCGCATCGGTGAGGCGGCTGGGCTGCGTTGGTCATGTGTCAATTTGGGAGACCGCGTTCAATACGCGCAGGGCGACGCCATCCCGCCATATTCAATCTTGGTCCGTGAGCAGTATACGCGGAATCGGTTTTCACGCCTTAAGACCAACGGATCGCGGGCGGTGCTTCCACTGGACTCTGATCTATGGGTGGCGCTGGCCGACTGGTACGACCGCACCGAGTATGGGAAGCCGGATGACACCGTATTTGCCGGGCGCAATGGCTCCCCGCTGGACGCCCACAACACAGCGGCGAGGATGCTGAAACCGGCCGCGATGGCGGCTGGCATACCTTGGGCCTCCTGGCACCATCTGAGGCATACAGCGTCTACGAACGCTGATCAGGCGATGACCCTAAGAGAAAAGATGGATCTGTTGCGGCACACGTCCGTGGACGTGCATATGAGTTATACAAAGTCGGACTTGGACACGATGCGGCGGAAGCTGGAAACGATGAAGGCTTCAGCGATGAAGCAGTGAATAATGCTTGCAAAACGATAGCAAAGAAAGGGAATCACCTTGGAAGATGGCTGATAACACTTTGAAAACAAATACGTTCCTGAACGGCGATCGCAAGCGCGAAGGCGCAAGCGTTTGCCTCCGGAGCAAAAGGTCAGAGGTTCGAATCCTCTCGGGCGTACCACAAACATTAGGTTTAGCGGCTGCTGACCTTTTGCCGGGTAGAGGCAAAAGTGAGAATAATGCAAGCAAAACGCTTGCAAGCTGCCCCCCGAAAAAGCGTGATGGGATTCGCGCCTGGCTAGAGTACCACCGCGGTAAAAGAGGAATCGACCGGTCGCCTGAGGTTGCGACCGGTGCTGCTCGAATTCGTCTGTCTGGCGGATTTATGGTCACCGTGGATCTAGAAGATCTTCCGACCGTGAATCGTTACAAATGGCGGTGTACGGACTGGCGGCGGCAGTGGAACTACGCCAAGACTGGCAGAGGTGTGTTGATGCACCGCCTGCTGTTGGGCGCAAAGCCAGGTGAAATCGTTGATCACATTAACGGCGACACCTTGGACAATCGCAAGTCGAACCTGCGCATTTGCACCACCTCAGACAATTCTGCCAACAGCCGAAAATATAGGGGCGGTGGCAGCTCCCAGTTCAAAGGGGTGTATTGGACCGGGAAACACTGGCGGGCTCAGATTTGCGTTAAAAGAAAGAAAATTAATCTTGGCTCGTTTGGCTGCGAAAAACAGGCTGCAGAAGCATATGACCGGGCGGCTGTAGAGAAGTTTGGAAGGTTTGCGAGGACCAACTTTAAGGTGGTGGTCGCATGCGCATAGACCCAGCTGTGGAGATGGAAAAGTTGCGCGCGGCTGTCGCGCGGCCAAAAATGACCAACGCCGGCCGGGCGGTCAATCCTGACGAACAGGCTCAACTGACCCGGTACACGGCGATCGCGCGGCACATCAGTAGGGGCAAAACGTATGACGCCGCGGTGAGGTTGTATGACGCCCCGCGCGGGGTATGCGCGTGCGGCCAGGCCGCCCGAGCGGCCAAAGGGCGAGTGTGTGACGAGTGCGCCCGGCGGATGGCAAGCAGGCGCATTGCGGCGCTACGCGCGAGCGGCAGGTTGACGACACCGGCGCCAGAGACGGGGCCAGGCCGGCCGTGCGCGTGCGGATGCGGCCGTTTGGTGTTTGCGCGTGCGCAAAAGCGGACGGTGGAGTGCGCGGCACGTCACAAGGCCGAGCAGGACCGAGAGCGGCAGCGCCAGCGGTACGAGCCGAAGCGTGTGAAGGCGGTGGTGAGAGTGCCGCCGCCATCACTGAAGCCAGTGGAACTGGATATTCCGGCAGCCCCGGTGGATGTGACTGGTCACGCAGTCACGCGCGTTCCGTCGCTGATGCGTGGGTTGCGCAACCTGTTCGGGGATGAGCAGGGTCACTGCTGGAGTGCCGCCGACTGAGTCGGATCGGCAAAACGGGGACAAAGACACACATCGCCCGCCGCAAGGCTTCCCGGCACACACGGCGGGCGAGGGGAGGGCATCATGGATACCACCAGAGAAAACACTATCAGAAAGCGCGGGCCAAAACCCGGCTTTAGAGGACGCAAGCCGAGTGAGCGAGTTCGGCTGCTATTCAATCCGTCGCCGAAATGGAGGCTGAAGGAAGGCGACAAAACACCGTCAGAGCCGACCGGTCGTGAGTTGGGGCCAGTGCGGGTGAGTGCGTTGCGCGACGTGAGTGACGACGATTGCCCAAAGAAGGCGGCGTTCATCGACGCGATCTTGAAGCGACGGATCGGGGGTGCGCGATGAAGTGGGGCTGGAGGCGCCAGAACGACCAAACGTGGCGCTATGACGACCGGTGGAGCGTGGCGCAGGGGTGGGCCGATGGGCAGTGGTATGTAGTCGACGGGGGCAAGTGGCGGCTGGAAAACTACCCCGAGGCGCAGGGTGCAATCACGGCGGCGGAACGGCTGATGGGGGGTGAAAAGTGAGCGAAACCATTCATTCCTACCCCTGGTATGTGGCCGACTGGCAGCGATCCGAGACAAGATTTCGTCTGAGTTTGGAAGGCCGCGCGATCTATCGGGAACTGCTTGATTACTGCTGGCAGAACGGTAGTCTTCCCAGCGACGAAAAACACCTGGCGAAGATTGCCGACTGCACCGTCGCGCAACTTAAAAAGCACTGGGCTGTTTTTGGCAAAGTGTTCATTTTAAACGGCGACCGGTACGAGAACGAGCGCGTCAATGAAGGCCGTCCGCGTCTACAAAAGTGGCACGATACGAGGAAAAGGGCGGGCGCAATTGGCGGCAAGAAGCGGGCTGACAACCAAGCACATGCTCAAGCATATGCTTTAGCACATGCTCAAGCCGAAGAGTCACAAGCATGTGCTCAAGCTGTGCTTAAGCCATCCCCATCCCCATCCTCATCCTCTCCCTCAACAACAACAGCATCACTTCGTGCTGCTGCTGTTGTGGTCGCGCGCGCGGAGTTCGAGCCGTTCGGAGACGAGCCAGACCCGGCGCAGCTAGTGGCGGAAACGGTGGAGGCCGTGGCGAGGTTTTGGCCGCGGCCCGGGAACGTGCCGTTGGCCAAGAGTGTCTGGGCGACTGAGGCGTCGACGTGCGTCGGCGGGGTTAATGCCTGGTGCGGCGCGACACGGCGCACAGCCGAGTTGCATGCGCCGGCACATCTCGAGGCGCTGCGGCGCAATCCGCGGCACTTCGTTCCGGACCTGGTGCGATGGGTGGTGGACGGAGATTTCCGGCGGCCGGCGCCTCTGCTGGTTGAGCAGGAAACGCAACAGCGGCGGCCGCGGTTTGACCCGGCAAGTCTGGAGGAGCCGGCATGAGCACCAAAGCCACGATGAAATTCTGCGGGGAGCAGATTCTGCGTCTAGACGGGCTGACCGGCTACGCCAGCATGGGCGCAGACGGCTTCAGGGAGCGCGCTGTGGCACTTTTGGAGGCTGCGGGTACCCAGGACATAGCCGAGGAGGCAATCGACGCTCTGCTGGGCGATACGGCGCGCGCATCGAACCCGGAAACAAACCGGCTTCCATCTGCCGGCGAGATCCGGTTGTGGGTGGAGGCGGTTCAGCCGCAGGAGCGGTACGCCGAGGGCGGCGCCGCCATTCGCGGAGGATGTGGCACGGTGTTTCGGAAACTCACCCATCCGGATGGCGGCCCCGCCAGGTGTGAGGACACCTGGGTGCGAAGTGTGAGGAACGTGGGCGCAAAGGGCACGACCGCCGTGGTGCCGGTGGAGTCGATTGGCAAGTGCCCGCGGTGTTGCCCGGGTTGGTATTCGGGAGGGTAGCGAGTGGTCAGGATCGATCAACACGCTATGCGTGGGAATGCGTGGGAACCTACTGGAGCTTCAACAACTTGGCGAGGGTTGATGCAGGTTTATTAGGCGCCTAGTAGGCGTCAAGGTAGGCAGATGTAGGCAGATGTAGGCAAGCTAACAAAAAATCAAAATAATTCGATTTTAGGCGCCTAATAAATCAGATCTAGGGGTGTTGTGAAAATCTTCCGAAAATTCTCCAAAAAAAACATTTGACACTGCAAACGTTTTTTCGTAGCTATGGGAAAGTCCATAGCGACGAGGGCCGGGGCTCTCGCTAAACTATCCCCGCAGCCGAGGCGTAACACCCCCGCATGTCTTTGTCCATCCCCCTGTACGAACCCGATCAGTCAACCCTGGTCGGGTTTTTTTCGCCCGAAGAGCTCGAGCGGTTGCGCGGTGTACAGATCGTGCGAAATCGGCGAGGCCATGCCAAGCGCGCTTTTCGCAAGCCGATCACGGCGCGGGCCGTCGACAGCACTCACGGATGGGTGGGTAAGGCATTCGAGCAGTATTTGACGAGCGGCCCGGTGTGGGCACTTCAGGGGGTTCGCGGATCGCGATAAACCGCGATTTGGCGTGGGGTACCCCACCGTAGAGAAGCACCTCATGGGGCAATGTACAGCGAAGGCGAAGAGCAGCGGCAAACGCTGCAGCCGAGATGCGATCCAGGGCGGGAACGTCTGCATCGTCCACGGCGGCAAAGCTCCGCAGGTGATACGCTCAGCGCGCGAACGTTTGGCGGCGCTGGTCGACCCGGCTATCACGGTGTTTGAGGAGCGGCTGGCTGATGGGGAGTCGCCGGCGCTGCAGATCCAGGTCGCGCGCGACATTCTCGACCGCACCGGACACAAAGCGACGGACAAGGTGGAGTTGAGTGGGCCCGACGGCGGGGCGATCCCGATCGATTTGAGCGTACTGACAGATGCAGAGTTCGACAATCTCGCCGGACTCGTTGCGCGCGTTGTTGCCGGCCATCAAGGCTGAACAACAGCGGCGGGCGAGGACGAAGATTACGCGGTACTACCCAGACACGGGAGAACTGCGGCGGGAGCTGTACCGGAAGCACCTCGAGTTTTTTGCCGCCGGCGCGTCGCATCGTGAGCGGCTGATGTTAGCGGCCAATCGGGTGGGCAAAACAGAGGGCGTTGGCGCGTACGAGACGACGCTGCATCTGACGGGCAATTATCCCGACTGGTGGCAGGGGCGCCGCTTCGCCCGCCCGATCAAGGCATGGGCGGCCGGTGACACGTCCAAAACCGTGCGCGAGATTCTGCAGGCAAAGCTGCTTGGCCAGGCCGGGAGCCACGGTACTGGCATGATACCCGGCGACCTGCTGCTGAAAACGACGTCAAAGGCGGGCGTCGCCGACGCCGTCGACACGATTTGGGTGCGGCACGCGTCGGGCGGCGTGTCGACGCTGGTATTGAAGTCCTACGACCAGCGGCGCGAGTCGTTCCAGGGCACAGAGCAAGACCTGGTCTGGCTGGACGAGGAACCCGATGAGGCGATTTACGCTGAGTGCCTGTTGCGGACGATGACAACGAACGGCATGTTGTTGTGTACGTTCACTCCGCTGAACGGTCTGACGCCCCTGGTGTTGCAATTTCTTCCCGGCGGCGACATCGAGCAAGCGAAGACCGGAAAGCGTTTTGTCGTTGGCTGCACATGGGACGACGTGCCGCACCTGTCGGCGGGGGTCAAAGAGGAATTGTGGGCGGCTATTCCACCGCATCAGCGGGATGCGCGCGCACTGGGCGTGCCGGCGCTAGGCAGTGGCGCGATCTATCCGGTTCCTGAGTCCGATGTCGTCGTCGCCGATTTCGCCATTCCGGATCACTGGCCGCGCGCTTTCGCGCTTGACGTTGGCTGGAATCGCACGGCGGCGGTATGGGGCGCTCTCGACCGCGAAAGCGGCACCGTGTATCTGTACTCAGAGCACTACCGCGGCCAGGCCGAGCCGGTTGTACACGTCGAGGCAATGAAGGGGCGCGGCGCCTGGATCCCGGGTGTTATTGATCCAGCGAGCCGCGGGCGGGCGCAGCGTGACGGTGCGCAGCTGATGCAGATGTACCTGGACCTGGGCCTGGATATCGAGGCAGCGCAGAACGCGGTCGAGGCCGGGCTGTACGAGGTCTGGCAGATGCTGTCGAGCGGCAAGCTGAAGGTGTTTGCCTCGCTGACCAACTGGCGCGAGGAGTTTCGCCTGTACCGGCGCGATGAGGCCGGGCGTGTTGTCAAGGAGCGCGATCACCTGATGGACGCGACGCGGTATCTGGTGATGAGCGGGCGCGACCGCATGAAGACGGCGCCGAAGCTGAAGGAACCGGAGCAGGCGTTTGCTTATGTCGGGCATGATGCCGGCGGCGGATGGATGGCGTAATGGACTATCAGGATAAAAAAGACGGTCTGAAGGGCGACGAAAAGCTGCTGCAGCAGGCGCGCGAGCGATTCAAGCTGGCGTCTGACGCCGAGGAGTCGATCCGCCGTGAGGCGCTTGAGGATCTGCGATTCCGCGCGGGCGAGCAGTGGCCCGAGAACATCAAGATCGACCGGCAGAACACCGGCCGTCCTTGCCTGACCATCAACCGGATTCCGCAGTTTCTGCGGCAGGTAACCAACGAGATCCGCCAAAATCGCCCGTCCATTCAGGTCAACCCGGTGGACGACCAGGCGGATCCGGAGACGGCCGAGATCCTGCAGGGCATCATGCGGCACATTGAGGTGTCGAGCGACGCCGACGTGGCGTACGACACAGCTGCTGAGCATGCGGCGACGTTTGGGTTTGGCTACCTGCGCGTGATCACTGACTACGTCGACGAGCGCAGTTTCGACCAGGAAATTCGTATTGAGCGGATCCGGAACCCGTTTAGCATCTACTTCGATCCGGAGTGTCAGAAGCCTGACTACAGCGACGCGCGGTGGGCGTTTGTCGTGCAGGATGTCGATCGTGAGGAATACCGGGCGTTGTATCCGGACAGCGAACTGAGCGGGCTGGCAGACATGACCACGGTGGGCGACCAGGCGCCGGGCTGGATCAACGGCAAGTCGGTGCGAATCGCCGAATATTGGCACATCGACCATAAAGAGCAGGAACTGGCGTTGCTGCCCGACGGCAGCGTTATGCCGGCGGATATGGTTCCTGAAGGGGTGCCGGTGCTGCGCACGCGTACCGTACAGGTTCCGAAGGTGTACTGGTGCAAGGTCAACGGGCTCGAGGTGCTGGAGAAACAGGAGTGGCCTGGACGCTGGATTCCCATCGTGCCGGTGCTGGGCGATGAGGTCATCGTCAACGGCGAGCGGCAACTGTACGGGCTGGTGCGGTTTGCGCGCGATCCGCAGCGGATGTACAACTACTGGGCTACCGCTGAGACGGAGATGATTGCGCTGGCGCCTAAAGCACCGTTCATTGGGGCCGCGGGTCAGTTTGAGGGATTCGAGCGACAGTGGCAGAGTGCTAACGTGCGAAACCTGCCGTACCTGGAGTACAAGCCGGTCAGCCATGCGGGCGTCCCGATGGGACCGCCGCAGCGCCAGGTGTACGAGCCGCCTATCCAGGCGATCTCGCACGCACGCATGCAGGCCAACGACGACCTGAAGGCGACTACGGGTATCTGCGACGCGTCATTGGGAGCCAGGTCAAATGAGCAGAGCGGCCGCGCGATCCTAGCTCGGCAGCGAGAGGGAGACGTCGCGAACTTCCATTACGCGGACAACCTGGCGCGGTCGATCAAGCATCTAGGGAAAATCCTACTGGACCTCATTCCGCGCATTTATGACGCGCCGCGCGTGATGCGCATCATCGGCGCCGAGGAGGTCGAGCGCGTCGTGCAGATCAACGCGCCGACGCGCGACAAGGGCGTGGAACGCATTTACGATCTGTCGATCGGCGAGTACGACGTGACGGTATCTGTGGGTCCGTCGTTTTCAACGAAGCGCCAGGAGGCGGTCGACAGCATGCTGCAGTTGTCGCAGGCGTACCCGCCGCTGATGCAGGTGGCCGGCGACCTGCTGGTGAAGAACATGGACTGGCCTGGCGCCTCCGAGATTGCGGAGCGGCTCAAAAAGCTGCTGCCACCGAATCTACAGGAGGAGCAGGAGGACCAGCAGGTGCCGCCGGCAGTACAGGCGCAAATGTCGCAGATGGCGCAGCAGAATGAGCAGCTGTCGCAGGCTCTGAACCAGGCGACCGACGATTTGCGAACGAAGCGATTGGAGATTGAGTCGCGCGAGCGAATCGAGGCGATGAAGGCGCAGACCGAGTTGGTGAAGATTGAGGCGCAGTTGAGCAGCCGCGAGAATATCGAACTGCTGAAGCAGGAGATCGCGGCGTTGAAGCAGACGATCGCGGCGGTGGCTGCCGAGCAGCAGCCGGAACAGCAGCAACCTACGATGTTGGGACAGGAGCAGGCGTATGGCGGATAAAGGCACGCGCAAGCAGTACGCGCCGTCGGCACTGATGCAGCGGTACATGCGGATGGACCCGCAGGCGGCGCGGTCGGCACAAACGTCGTCGTGGTTGGAGGGGCTACAGCAGGAGCGTCGCGCGAAGCAATCCGACGCCAGCGGGTTAGGCACGCTGGCTGACATTGCCGACATTATGACCGGCGGTGGGAAGCAGTATGTCGCCGGCGAGGTGATCGGCAGAACATTGAGTGCTCTTGGCATCAATCCGGTCGAGCATGTAGTCAATTACGCCATGCACAATCCGGAGGTCGCCGGTCTAGCTGCTGCGGCGTTCGGCGGTCGCAAACTAAGGAACGCAGGCAAGGCCGCGGCGGCAGATGCCCGGACGTTACGGGGGATGTTCGCACCTCCAACCGATCCGGTTCGGGGTGGTCTTCGGGAGGAATTTGCAAATCTGCACGCGACGCAACTGACTCCGAAATTACAGGATCGCATGCAAAGCGCAGCACAACAGTATCCGGATTTGGGGCGCGCAATGCAGTTTATGACGCCGCTTGAAATCGAAAAGGTGCTGTATTCCCCAGAGCAGGTGTCCAAGATGAACAACCTGCTGCGCGTTTTGCCAAGTGAAGCGCAGTTGAAGGCTGTAGCGAAGGCGGGAGAGCCGAAGCGCGGATGGTATCGAGCAAGCACCCAAGCAATCTTGGACGTGTTTGGAGATGACGCGCCTCGGTTCACTGCGTTACTGGCGGCCACCAGTCCTCGCGTGTCGGTGGAGGCTAATTTACAGAACGCGCTGTCGGTTTGGATGAACTGGAACAAGTTTGGCCGTCCGACTGATCCGCGGCAAATCAAGGCGATTATGGGCGCCAGGGTGCAGGGTAGCGGTACTGAAAAAAGCGTTTTAGACGCGTGGTTGAATAATTCAATTTCGGCGTTGACAACACCTGATTATCAGATTCCACAACTGACATTGAGCGGGCCAAAGGTTAATTCGTTTTTCGGGAACCTGGCGGACGACGTAAATCGCGTCACGCTTGACGCGTGGATGGCAAACGGGTTGGGCGTACAACAGGGTTTGTTTAGCGGTAGCGGTGCCAAGGCAGTAAAGGGTGACCCAGGTATGACAGCCCCGTACGGAACTATCAGTGGCCGGATCCGCGCCGCCGGCAACGATATGGGGCAGTACCCATCAGAGATGCAGGAACAGTTATGGTCGATGGGAATGCCACTTTACGAAGAAGCACGCAAGCTGGGCATGGACCCCCGCGATTTCTTGATGAGCGGGATGTTGACGCCACAGGTGATTAACGCTGTGCCTGATTTCAGCAGCGTGTTAAAGCAGCCCCGGTATCGGAACATTCTGGGAGACAGCCAGTATGGTCAGGCTGTGGACAACCTGCAGGACTACGGGTGGCCGACGCGGTATCCGCAGTTGACCAATGAGGAGCAGAATCACGTTATGGATTTTGCCGGCACGATCGCCAACCTTCAGGGTGATCGGAGTCGTGAAACTAGATCGCTCAAGGTGCCAGTGCAAGGAAGAAGACCAGACAGTGTCTTTGTGTATGCCAGTCCGGAAACGATGGCGGGGAAAGGAACTGGATCTGGAAGTACCTCTGGCGTGACACCGCAGATCGACAACCCGACGTACTATAACCAGCAGGTCGGTGGCGCGTTCATCGATCAACAGGGGCACGATAGACTGGCACGCGCATTGTTTCCGAATCAGACGTTGCAGACACGTTCTGGGCAGGGTTTATGGACGGAGCCGGCAAACAACACGGTAGTCAGCAACCCGATGAATCCGATTGGGGTGGAACTGCCACTGGAACATAGCAGTGGAAGCCCGACCCTGCGCGATTACGACCGCAAGAAGTTTGAGGCGATGGAAAAAGGCCGCGGCATCATGACCCAACAGTTGGGCATGGGATACACCGGCATCGCTCCGACTCCGACCGGCAAGTCGATGTTTGTGCCGGCGGAAGAGGGCGCCGCACCGGTAGCTCGTTTGATGGCCGGGCACGCCGTCGATCCGAAGATGTACATGGTCGATACGGGTGCCGGCACGATGGCAATTAACAGTAGCCGAAATATTGGAGATAAGAAGCAGTTAGCTCTTCAAAACGCACTGGAAGATCCCGATCTAAAGGGCGATAAGAAGCGTGGGTTCATTGGAACCAACGTGGGCGGGTACGTCGATAACTCGGCCTTCCTGAAGAAGCCGATGGGATCCGGTACTCTGACGCGTCAGTTTTTGGGCATGGTGGATCAATTGACGCCGACCGACCAAAACGCGCTTTCAGGGGCACTGCAAGCGTCTGCTGACCCGCTGCACAGATTTCTATCCAAGCAAAAGGGAGGCAAGCAACTGCGGGTCGATGTCATGAACCTTATCGCAATGATCAAGGAAAACGGTATCGACGCGGTGCGTGAGGGGCTCAAGCGCGGGGCGTTTTTGCCGACCGTGGCCGCTTTGTCTTACCTGCAGTCTCAGCCGGGTGGACAACAGTCAACGGAGCGTTAGCGACGCGTGGGTAGAACATTTCATTCAGAACTTTTGAGGGTGCTTGGTGCCAGACGCGACGTTCATAGAGAGCAACGGCGGTTTCCCCAGATTTGGTTTTATACTCCAACCTAACCAAATCCATTTCATTACTTTGCCCCAGCAGTTTGACCTGACGATCCTTCAATCTCATAGACACCTTCCTTGCACAGTTTGACGTAGCACCACAGTATCAGGTTTCACTCGCCTAGCGGCCGGCATTGTAGACCGCGTTTTCAATCCACTCACAAGGCAATCACCACATGAGCGACGCAGTACAAACGGCGCCGGCGGACTCGTCCGCCCAGGCGCCAGACGACTTTCAGCAGTACGCAGCCTGGCGCGCTGGCGACCAGGCCGCAGAGACTTTGTCCGAGGCCGCGGAGGCACCGCCGGCCGAAACCACTCCCGAATCGGAAACGGGAGAAGACGATCAGGATGACGCGCCGCGCAAAGGGCGGGGCGGATTCCAACGGCGCATCGACAAACTGACGCGTGCCAACTACGAGTTGCAGGCGCGTCTGCAGGCCTACGAGGCGACTGGCGGGCAACCCGCTGCGCGCCAGCAGGAGCCAGAGCAGGCGACGCAGCACAGGCCGCGCCCGGAGCAGTTCGACGATTACGACGCCTATGTCGAGGCGCTCGCCGACTGGAAGACGGAACAAAAGCTGGAGCAACGTATCGCGATGGAGCAGCAGGCTCTGGTGCGATACCAGCAGCAACAGCAGGAGGAAACCCTCACCCGTACGTTTCAGGAGCGGGCGAAAGCGGCCTCAGCCAAGTATCCCGACTTTGCCGACGTCGCGTTCTCTGACGAGGTGCCGGTAAGCGATGCGATGCGCGCAGTGATTCTCGAATCGGAGGCGGGACCGGACCTGGCCTATTGGCTGGGATCCAACCCGCAGGAAGCAGAACGAATTGCCAAGCTGCCGGCCATTGCGGCAGCCCGCGAGTTAGGGCGCATCGAGGCCAGCCTGGCCGCAGCTGCGCAACCAAAACCACAACCGCGCGTAACCCGCGCGCCCGAGCCAATCCGCCCCGTGACAGCCGCGGCGAAGACGGCGCCGAATATTCTCGACGACAACTTCGCGAACGACTACACGGCGTGGGAGAGGGCTCGCAAAGCACAACTGAGGAGATAGTCAGTGCCTAATACGATTCTCACCCCCACCATCATCACCAACGAGCTCTTGATGCGTTTCAAGAACAACTTGGTGTTCACTTCCAACGTCAGCCATGAATACGACGACCGGTTCGCGCAGAGCGGCGCCAAGATCGGTGACACGCTCAAGCTGCGCAAGCCGGTGCAGTTCACGGCCGCTAACGGCGCGACCCTGAGCAGCCAGGACGTCACTGAAAGCAGCGTCGACCTGGTGATCAACACGCAGAAGCACGTCGCCTTCGAGTTCACGAGCAAGGATCTGACGCTGTCGATCGACCGGTTCGCCGAACGCTACCTGGACAGCGCAGCTGTGGCTCTTGCCAACGTCGTCGATGTGGACGGCCTGACGTTGGCGTATCAGTCGACCGCCAACTCCGTCGGCACCCCCGGAACTACGCCCAACGCGCTGTTGACCTACTTGCAGGCCGGCCAGAAGATGTCGGAGAACAGCGCGCCGGTGGACGAAAAGCGGCATGTGGTGATCAACCCGAACATGGAAGCGACCATTGTCGACGCGCTGAAGGGCTTGTTCCAGTCCTCGAGCGAGATCGATAAACAGTACCGCAAGGGCAAGATGGGTACGGCGGCCGGGTTCCAGTGGTACATGTACCAGAACATCCGCACGCACACCGTCGGGCCGCTCGGCGGCACCCCGCTGGTCAATGGCGCGTCGCAGACGGGAGCCAGCCTGATCACCGACGGCTGGACCGCTGCGGCGGCGTCGCGGCTGAAGAAGGGCGACGTTTTCACG